GTGATTATGATATCATGAGCAATACACTAGTTAAACCAATGGCGGTTCCCGATTTTGGAGCCAGTTCCATCCGCGTTACTCACAAAGAATACTTGGGTAATGTGATGGGTTCTGACGAATTCCAATCCACAGTGTACCGATTAAATCCAGGCATCTCGGATTCATTTCCATGGTTGGCTGGCTTAGCAAGGAACTTTCAGCAGTATCGATTCAATGGAATGATTTTTCAATTTGTGTCGACGTCTGCTTTTGCTCTAGGATCAACCAATTCAGCTTTGGGTAAAGTTGTGTTGGCCACCAATTATAACTCGGAGGATGCGGAGTTCACTAGCACAGTAGGGATGTTATCCACAGAATTCTCCAACTATGGGAGACCTGCTGAGAGTGTTCAACACGCCATCGAGTGCGCCCCATCTGAAACATTCGCAGAACTTCTGTACACTCGTACGGATGTGGAAGCGAAAGGAAAAGATCTCCGCTTTACTGACTTAGGATTCACACAGATATCCACAGAAGGAATGCAATCGGACAGTGAAGTAGGAGGACTCTGGGTGACATACGATGTCACGCTCATCAAACCTATAATCAATAACGACATCAACTTAGACATAGGAGTAGACCAATTTGTCATGCAAGGCAACACTAACACATTCTATACAGGCACAGTTACAGCCAGAAACAACATCCTGGCAGGGACCCTAGTGTTAGAAGGTAAACGAGCCAACTATGCATTCAATCAAGGAATATCAAATGGTAAATACTTTGTCATAGAAGAGTACGATGTCGAGGATAAGACCGGTACAGTCACGCGAGCGGCAGGAAATCCAGCACCATACCCATTCACGTTCACTAATTGTGAGATAGTAATCGACACGGATACGAATGGACCAAACAATTACCTGTACGCCTTGCCACCCACGAACCCTGGTTATACTGAAATACCGAACAGTTCATTCATAACAGGCAATTGTTGCGCACTACGATATTATATGGTGAACATCACAGGGCCCAGACCATCCTTCACCACGACTGGGTTCCTGTTGAATGCACCAACAGGGTTCTGGCGTATGACTGTCGTACCAGTGTCATACTCTAACGTGCCACAAATAACGGGGCCACCACCCCCATAGGCCAAATTATAGGACCACCACCACCATAGGTCCTGTCGCCGATGGACGACCATTAAACAATCCACCCTGACCCTGGTGAAACCCAGAACAACTATAAACCATAAGAGGAATTGTCATCTGTCCAGAACAGCTCTGAAATAAACTCCAATTCCGACCAAATACACCTCATCTTTCACCAGTTGCGCGAAGACATCGTGTGACTATCATTTATAGGAAACCGACGACGCCTGAGAGACATTGTGGGCGTTTAGTTGGTACCTCATCACTTAGTCGACTGCTAGTCAGGAATCGACTTCCACACACCCTAAAACAATGAATAAGTTAATTAATCATGATTTAGATGGGCTTACACCG